AAGATTTGCTTTTCTATGGTTACGCCTATGCGCAAATTCAAGAGCTTTACGCTGACACCAATCGAGTGCGTGACATGGTGCGCATCAACCCTACGCGCGTTCAAATTGTTACCAATCGCTTATCAACAGAGATTGAATATTATGTCGTTGATGGTGTGCCATTGCCGACTGAGGGCATAGGTTCCCTAGTCGTATTTTATGGTAGCGATGAGGGTTTATTAAATCGCGCAGGTAAGACAATCCGCGCCGGTGCAGAGTTAGAGCGCGCAGCTGCGATGTATGCAAAAGAGCCAGCGCCAACAATGGTCTTAAAATCAAATGGCTCAGCTCTGCCGGCAGATCGCATTGCAAAACTTTTGGAATCTTGGGGTGTAGCGCGTAGAAATCGCGCGACTGCATTTCTAAATGCGGATGTGTCACTTGAAACAATTGGTTATGATCCTGAAAAGCTTCAATTGAACCAAGCCCGTTCCTACATTGCAACAGAATTGGCGCGAGCCATCGGAATACCAGCTTACTTCTTGGATGCCGAGAGTGGTTCATCGATGACTTACGCCAATGCTAATTTAGCAAGACAAACATTGGTTGATTTCTCACTTCGACCATTGATGACAAGTATTGAACAAAGGTTATCCATGCCGGATTTCCTACCTAGCTCACAAATTTGCAAATTCTCATTAGACGATTACTTGCGCGGTTCAGCTTACGAGCGCGCGCAAGTTTATGAAATTCTCAACCGCATTGGCGCAATGTCGGCTGAAGAAATCCGCGAAGAAGAGGACATGATTAAATGAAACTAAATGTGCCAATGACAATTACGGCAGCTGATGATCAGAGCCGCACCATTTCTGGTCGCATCGTTACATTCGATGAAGTAGCAAATGCTTCAACTGGTCGAGTGACATTTGCTGAGGGTTCAATTGAACCAAAATTAGTTTTGCTTAACTTAGAACATGACCGCACACGCCGCATCGGTAAAGCTTTATCAATGGAATTGGCAGATGGCGGCAAAGCAATTAACGCAACATTCAAAATTAGTAACACCACCGCCGGCAATGATGCAATCGTTGAAGCAATGGATGGGCTGCGCGATGGATTCAGCGTTGAATTAAAGGTTGATGATTATGAAGTCGCAAAAGACGGCACAATGAAAGTTTTGAAAGGCACATTAGAGGGTGTCGCGCTAACAAGCGAGCCAGCGGTGCGATCTGCGAGAGTTACCGAAGTCGCAGCAAATGAGGGCGAAGAAGAAGCGCCAAAAGAAGATTCTGAAGCTGATGAAGTTTCAGATGCAAACACAAATCCAAACGAAGGAGAACAAGTGTCAGACACTACCGTTCCAGCTCCTGCCGATGATGTAGCGGTAGAAGCATCTGAAGCCGTAAAGGCATCAACAAAGCCAATGGCTTTTACATCACCACGCTCACCAATTGTTTCAGGTGGAACTTACCTGCAACACTCAGTCCTTGCTAAGTTAGGCAATGAAGATTCTCGTCAGTATGTCATGGCAGCTGATGATTCATTTACCACCAACCCAGCATTTTCACCGGTTGCTTATGTCCGTCAAGTAGCAACTAACACCACTGCAATTCGACCAGTCGTAGATGCTTGCGGTGGCACACGCCCACTGCCACAGGCAGGTATGACAGTATCAATTCCAAAAATCACACAGAATGCTTCGGTGGCAACAGTCGCTGAGGGTGGAGATACGACCGGAACTGATGCAATTACTTCAGCTTATGTAAATGCAACAGTTATTAAAAAAGCTGGCTTTCAGCGCTATTCTCAGGAGCTTTTGCTTCGTTCTGACCCATCATTCTATGAAATCATGCTTCAGAACTTACGCGATGGCTATGCACAGGCAATTGATCAGTATGTAATTGCGCAAATCACCGCTGGCGGAACTCAGGCAACTGCTACCGCTGCGACTTCAGCTGGCATGATTTCATTCGTTTCAACTGAAGCTGCTGCTGCTTACAATGCAACAAAGCGCGTTGCAACATCACTAGTTTCAGGCACCGGAACTTGGTCATTATTGATGGGTGCGGTTGATAGCACAGGGCGCCCAATTTACAATGCTGGTCAGCCAATGAACTCAGCTGGACAAGCTGCACCAACATCACTTCGTGGCAATGTGCTTGGACTTGATTATTATGTCGATGCCAACATGGTTGCAACAGTCATCGATGAATCTTCATTCATCATCGAAAAGGGCTCAATCGAAATTTACGAAAGCCCAGCTCTAACACTTCAGACCAATGTGCCATCAACAGGCGAAATTGAGCTGGAATTATTTGGGTTTGTAGCAGCAGGAGTTACCTTTGCAGGTGGTCTGCGCCGCTTCAACCTAACTTGATCTCTAGCCTAGTCGCTCCCGAATAGGTTAATCAGAGAGGATACGAAATGCCAAGTATTATTACCGCAAGCCAACTGCGCACAGTGCTTGGCGTTTCGTCATCCTTATATTCTGATGCTTATTTAGATGGCATAATCAATAGTGCTGAGGGCATTCTCTTGCCACTATTGGAAAGCTATTCAAACAAGATTGTCGGCTATCAAATAGAAAATGGCACGGCTATTTTCACCACACAATTGCCAAATCAATTTGTGGATAATCAGACAATTACAATTGCAAGCACCGCGAGCGCTTTTAATGGAACTCAAACAGTCACAAACACCTATTCCAGACCTTACGCGTTTAGCATTGCGACTAATGAAGCAGACTTGACTTATCAGCCGGTTATTCCTGCCGGTGATGTCTATGTATCCGGAAAGAGCGCAGCAACTCTTTATGCTTCTGATCCTGACATTGAAAGCGCGACCACAATTATCAGCGTGGAAATTTTCCAGTCAATCACCGCTGCTGGCGGTCAAATTGAGGGTGTCGATTTCACACCAACGCCATATCGAATGGGCAGATCATTGGCAAGCCGCGTTTATTCGCTCATTGCCAAATATGTCGAAGTAGGAAGCATGGCTCAGTAATGCCGACACCAACGACAATTGCAACCAATGTGCGCGATGCGCTGGCAACTTCACTTGCTTCAGTAACTGCATCCGTTTATTCAGAGCCACCGGAAACAGTCATTCCACCAGCTTGCATCATTGTGCCGGATGAGCCTTATCTTGAAAGCGAATTTATTGGCAATCAATCGGTGCGCGTTAAAATCAATTTTGTCGTGACCGCTGCCGTTGCTTACTATTCAAATGCCGGAGCTCTTGACAATTTGGAGCAATTGATTATTGCCATCATGGGCGTAATACCGACAAATTACACAGTCGGCAATGTAACTCGCCCGAACATCACCCAAGTGGGTGCAACAAATTTGCTGGTTGCAGACATTTCAATCAGCACTAACTACACGCAACAAACAATCTAAGGAGAAACAAAGTGGCAACCACAGTAATCACGGGGCGCAATATCAGCCTTTCATTTACTGGCGGCACTGACATCGAGGCGCAAGCGACTAGCGCGGTGCTAACAAAGGTCAATGAGCGCCAGACATATCAGACACTTGACGGTGAAGCGTATAAAACTACGAATTTGACCGGCACATTTGCTCTGGAAATGCTTGCCGATTGGGGCAAGACAGATTCAGTTTGCGAAGCCATTTGGGCAGCAGCTGAATCAGCACCTGACACCGCAATCAGCGTAACGCTGACCGCTGCAACAGGCGCACAATTTGTTTTCGGCATTATGCCGGATTTTCCAACTGCCGGCGGTGCAGGAATTGATGCACAGACAGTTAGCTGGAACTTTAAGGTCTATCAAGGCACAGTTACTGAAACATTCAGTTAAAAAGGAGATCGGGAGCAATGAAGTTACCAATAACAATTGAATATACAAACGGCAAACAAGCAACCTACATCGCGCAGCCGCCTGAGTGGGTTAAATGGGAGCTAAAGACAGGCAACACAATTTCGCAAGCGCAAGAGAAGATTGGGCTGCACGATCTTCTCTTCCTTGCCTATCACGCCATGAAGCGTGAAACGGCAGGAGCTACGCCAATCAAACCTTTTGAGATTTGGTGTGAAAGCGTTATTGATGTGATTGTCGGTGATGCAAACCCAAAAGCCACCCAGACGGAAGCATCAGCCGAATAATCTGGCAGCTATCACTAGCTTCAGGAATTCCGCCGTCAGAGTTTCAATCGGCTGAAGATTTGCACACAGTGATGGAGTTATTAAAGGAGCGCAATGGCTGACGAAGAGGCAACATTTGCTTTTGACAAAGCCGAACTTTCCGCGCTCTTTAAGGCTTTCAAAGGCATGGATGAAGCAGCCATTGAACAGGCAAAAGAAGTTTCGGGTGGTTTAGCAAGTTATTTGCAAGGCAAAATTATTATTGCCGCGCAAGGTCGTGGCGAAAATGCCAAAACTGCAACGCGCATTGCTGAGGGTGCAAGAGTTAAAAAATCATCCAAAATCGGTGAGCTTTCAATTGGTTTTGCATCCCAAAGGTTTTCAGGTGGCGGCACGACCCAAATGCTTTGGGGTGGTCACGAATTTGGCTCAAATAAATTTCATCAATTTCCTATTTGGTCGGGCAAAAGAGGTCGCGGTTCAAATGGTTGGTTTATATATCCAACGCTTCGCCGTGAGCAGCCTTACATCGTGAAAGAATGGGAACAAGCATTTCAAAAGATTGCAGGAAAGTGGGATGATTGATGGCTAATGCATCGAGAACATTAACGCTCAAACTTCTTGCCGATATAAATAATTTCACCGATGGCTTAAACAAATCAACGGCACAAACTCAAAGCGCCACAGAACAGATTGCTGACTTTGGCAAAAAAGCTGCGCTGGCATTTGCAGCAGTAGGCACGGCAGCTTTAGCTTATGCAAAGCAAGCGGTTGAGGCTGCGGCTCAGGATGAAGCTGCACAAATCAAATTAGCTGCAACAATCAATGCCACGACCAATGCAACGCAAGGGCAAATTGCTGAGGTTGAGAAGTGGATAACCAAAACTTCAATTGCAATTGGCGTAACCGATGATGAATTGCGCCCTGCCTTTGACCGACTAATCAAATCAACAAACAATGTTGAAGAAGCTCAAAAGCTTCTCAATTTAGCTCTCGATCTTCAGGCTGCAACCGGAAAGCCGCTCGAAACAGTCACAAATGCGCTTGGTAAAGCGTATGATGGCAACACGACTGCGCTTGGCAAGCTTGGTTTAGGTTTAGATGCCAGCACATTAAAAACTGGCGATTTCAATAAGATTGCAGCAGAGCTTGATGCCACTTGGGGCAACTTTGCTGAAGATACTGCCGATTCAACGCAAAAGGGTTTGGATCGCGTAAAGATTGCGCTTGATGAAGCCAATGAATCAATCGGCACGGCGCTTTTGCCGATTGTGCAAGATTTGACCGCTTGGCTTATGGAACATTTCGTTCCAGCTTTGCAAGCCGTTATTGGTGGTTTAACAGGCGATAAGAGTGTCCTAGAGGGCTTAAACGGAACTTACGAAGCTTTTTATTTATGGGGCGAGCGCATTCGTAACATGATTGATTTTGTTATTCGTTTTAAGGATGAACTTGCAATTCTCGCCGGCGTATTGGCAACAGTCTTTGTCGCAAGCAAAGTGGTCGCTGGCATTCAGGCGATTATTGGCGCGCTCGCTTTATTGCGCACCGCCTACATCACCACAGGCATTGCAGCTGCTTTTGCAACTGCCGGAGTGAGCGTTGGAACTGCAATTGCGGCTCTTGCTGGCGTAGGCATTGCAACTGGTCTTTTGATGAGCACAATTAAAGGCGGAAGTAGTGGATCATCAGAAATTTTTACAGGAAATCCAAATTTATTATCGGGATCATCTAATTCATCTTCAAAATATGATATGTATGGCATTGATAAAACTTTACCTACGGATGAATATACAAGGCAATTAAAACTTGCTATTGCCAAATATGGTGTAGTAAGCAGTGGCGTTCCTACTGGCACAAGCATAAGCGGTTTGTCTTCAGGAACAAAATCACCATTAAATCTTGCGGAACAATCAAATAACTTGATTTTGGCGGCGATAGATGCAAATGCTAATGCAAAATCAATCAACACACCCACAGGAGTTTTGAATAAAGTTGGGGCGATCAATGACACACCGCCAATCGTGGTCAATGTATCTGGCGCCATCGATCCAGAGGGCACGGCTCGCACAATTGTCAATACATTAAATTCAAGCTTTTATCGTGGAACTGGCGGCGCAGGTGGCTTAGTCACATGACCGCATTCAAACCAATTTGGCAAGTTAAAATCGCTGGCACCAATTTTACAAATGCGATTTTGGCAGATTTGTCAATTACTTCGGGTCGAACAAACATTTATGAACAAGCTTATGCCGGTTACGCAAATATTACGCTAATCAATCTTGACCAGTCACAACTTGCTTTTGGCATTCAGGAATCTTTGACTATTTCCGTGCAGGATTCTAATGGAGATTATGTGCCGTTATTTGGTGGCGAAATTGTGGATATTGGCATTACAGTTCAGACTGCAAGCCAAGTAGCTTTAACGCAATCAATAAACATTACCGCCGTTGGTGCTCTTGCAAGATTACCAAAAGCATTAACTGATGGCGTTTTAAGCAAAGCTCTTGATGGAGAGCAAATTGAATCGGTGCTTAGAGATGTCTTGTTAAATACTTGGAGCGAAGTGCCATCATCAACTACTTGGGCGAATTACACATCTGGAGTGACTTGGGCAAATGCTGAAAATAGTGGCTTGGGCAACATTGACACTGGCAATTATGAATTAGCTGCCAGATCATCAAACCGGACTGATGTGTATTCTTTAGTGAGTGCTTTAGCAACATCTGGACTTGGCTATTTATATGAAGATGCATCGGGTCGAATCAGTTATGCCGATTCAACCCATCGCACAAATTATCTTACAACTTACGGATACACCGAAATTAGCGCAAACAAAGCTTTGGTTAGCGGCGTAAGTATTCAGACTAGGGCTGGAGATGTGCGGAATGATGTAACTTTGACATATAAAAACAATGCGGAAGTAAGTGCCACAGATTCAGTATCGATTGCCAATTATGGGCAAATTGCTCAAATTTTTACGACAAGTCTTGAAAATAGTTCGGATGCACAAGACCAAGCGGATTTCTATTTAATACTTAGAGCAAACCCACAACCAAATTTTAATTCAATAACTTTTGAGCTCACTAATCCTGAATTAACAAATGCAGAGAGAGATGTGTTAATCAATGTTTTCATGGGATTACCGGTTGCAATAATTGATTTGCCATTAAATATGGTTTCAGGTCGTTTTCAAGGATTTGTAGAGGGATGGTCTTGGAGAGCTAGTTTTAATCAGTTAGCTTTGACTATTACGGCTTCGCCATTGGCTTTCAGCTTGCAAGCAATGAGATGGAATGATGTAAATTTGGCTGAAACTTGGTCGAGTGTCGCACCGACTTTGGATTGGGCAAATGCGACAATAGTGGCGTAATAAAGGAGAACATATGAGCAATCCCACTTCGAATTTTGGCTGGCAAATGCCAACAAATTCTGATTTGGTTACAGATTTGCCAGCAGACTTTGAAGTCTTTGGTCAGGCGGTTGATACATCACTAGCCGATCTAAAAGGCGGCACGACTGGACAAGTCTTAACTAAAGCATCAAATACTGATATGGATTTTACATGGGCGGCAGATGCTTCAGGTATTCCTGCAACAATATTCGATGCAAAAGGTGACATTATTGCAGCAAGCGCGGCGGATACCGCAGCTCGGTTAGCAGTAGGCACAAATGGTCAAGTATTAACTGCTGATTCAACTGCTGCAACTGGATTAAAATGGGCAAGCGCTTCATCTGCTAAAAATTTCAGTTTGTTGAATACTGGCGGAACTGCTTTAACAGGAGCTACATCAATTACAATTTCTGGCATTTCAGGAATTGATGAATTACACATTATTTATACTGGCGCGTCGTCTGCTAATGCTTCTTCATGGATTCAATTGCAGTTAAATGGTCAAACAACAGGCTATTATTCACATGGCTTTAAGGCAACTGGATCATCATCATATTCACAAGGAACATTAGTAAAATTAGATAATTCAAATGATAGTGCATATTATTTAACGAGAATGAGCACGGGAGCAAACTCAGCGGTGAGTGGATACGCTCGAATTAGCGGATGCAACACAACTGGAACTAAAGTGATTCACCATGCTGCCGGAGCTAATCAAGGCACGGGAGATAGCCAAGAAAACTTCATCGGCGGCGGTTATGTAGCAATTTCTTCAGCAATTTCTTCAGTCACCTTAGTTTCCACGACCGGAAATTTTGATGCTGGAACTATTTATGTATATGGAGCCTAATTATGTATAAAGAAAAAATTGTAGATATTCAAAGTGGCGAAGAAACATTTAGAGAATTATCGAAGAATGAAGTTGCTGATATTTTAGCGGCACAAAAAGAAGCAGAAGAATTTGTGGCTGCTGTGGAAGCTACGAAAGCGGCTAAATTGGCGATATTTGAAAAACTTGGTTTAACTAGTGACGAAGCAAAGTTATTTTTGTCCTAATGGCTGAATATCCATTGGGCACGGCAGCTCGCATGATCCGCGTAGCTAAAGATGAAATTGGCGTAGCTGAAACCGGTGACAATCTTGTTAAATATAACAATGAGAATGGCTTGGCTTGGTGCGGTTATTTCATTGATTGGTGTGCAAAGCGCGCTGGCATTAAGAAACTGCCTAGCCAAATAAGCACAATTCAAGGTGCTAACAAGATGAGAGAATTCGGCTGCTGGGTCGATGGTTTGCCAGAGCTCGGCGATTTGGTTTATATGGGGTTTAGTGGGAAAAACACCATTGAACACATCGGCTTAGTAGTCGGACTAATTGATAAAAAACAGGTGCTCACAATTGAGGGCAACACATCGGGAAGCGGATCACAGGCTAATGGCGGTCAAGTCATGGTTAAGGTGCGCACAATTGGCAAAGAAATTATTGGTTTTGCAAGACCAAAATATCTTGCATTTTCGGGAGAATATCCGGCGGTGGAAATTCCATCGACTGGCATTCTGAAAGGTAAGAAAAAATGAAAGAAGCAAAAGCATTGGTAGCTTCATGGGCTCGTTCATTTCTAGCAGCTTCTCTTGCGCTCTACATGGCTGGCGAAACTGATCCTAAAACTCTTGGAATGGCTGGCGCAGCAGCGGTAATTCCGGTGATTATCCGATGGCTAAATCCAAACGATTCTGCCTTTGGCTTGAAGTAGCCATTGTCGCTCTTTTACTAGCTGGGTGCGGTTATGACGGATGGACAAGATATCCATGTCAAGCAGCCGAAAACTGGAAAAAGCCCGAATGCAACAAGCCAAGATGTTTGGAAACGGGCACTTGCACATCGGATATTTACGGACACAACCCATCGCAGGGTGCAGAAAAGGTTAGCTCCTGAAGATATTCATGCTCGGCTTATTCTCATTATTGGCGGCACTTTAGCCTTGACATTTTTGATTGTCACAGTCGGCGTGGTTTATGCGCTGATATTTGTCACTCAGCCAATTGCTGCGCAAGCGCCAAATGATGCAGCTTTTATTGACTTGCTCAAAACTCTTGCCATTTTCTTGACTGGCTCGCTAGGTGGCGTATTGGCTGGGAATGGCTTAAAGTCTAAACCCAAGCAAGACACGCCCAAAGATGAGCGTAATGCTTGACCTTAAATAGCTCTTGCTCCACCATTTAGGCAGGGAGCAACAAGGCTCCCACAATTAGATCGGGAGCTCTAATGAACATATATCAATGGATTGGCTTTATTTGGTTTTTTGCAATGGGCTTTGGGGTCGGCTACTTACGCGGCTTTGATGTCGGGCAAGTTAAGGGCTATATGCGAGGTCGCGCCGTTAATCGCCACATCAGTCAGTTGGTGAAGCGATGAAAGAAATTGCAGCAGCTTTAGTCTTGGCTCAAACCAAATTTCAACCGGCTTTGAAGAATAGCCAAAATCCACATTTTCGCTCAAAATATGCAGACTTGGGCGCTTGCATTGAAGCGGTAATTGATGCGCTGCACGATAATGGAATTGCGCTTATCCAGCACACCGCTGAAAGCGACAAAGGCATCATTATTAGCACGACTTTCCTACATCGCTCCGGCGAAATCTATGAGGCTGGCTCGCTATTTGTGCCAGCTGCTCAACAAACACCGCAAGCCTATGGATCAGCTTTAACCTACGCTCGCAGGTATTCTTTAATGACCGCTTGCGGCATAGCGCCTGAAGATGATGATGGCAATGCAGCTACTTATCAACCGCCACGCATCGAGCGCACAAATCGTTCGGATGAAGATATTTGGGCAACCAATGTGGTTGATTTCAAAGCAAGCGCAGCAATATCAGCTGATGCACCTTATTGCAATCACGGCATAATGACATTAAAAGAGGGCGTGAAAGATGGCAAGCCATATAAGGGTTATACCTGCACCGAAAAGGATCGAGCCAATCAATGCCAAGCGCGCTGGATGGTAATGTCTAAAACCACCGGTGAATGGCGTTTCAAGGATGGTGAGTAATGGGTTACATAATTACGACAAGCCTAGCCACAGGCGAGCAAGCATTTATTGGCGAGGGGCATATTGTGAAGCTTCCGCCAATTTCATGGCGCTGCGATTTATGCAAAGCCAATGAGCATCCGGACAATGGTGCATTTCGATATGTCAATCATCCATTTGAATATTGGGCGTGTAATCGTTGCATTGATGCAGGTAAAACACGATGAACCATGTGAAGCTTGCAAATGACGAGTTAGCACAATGCACAATCGCTGGGCTTCAAAGGCTTATGCGCAAATTGGCTGGTCACAATTCCGGTCATTACTATAACAATTCGTTATCATTTCAGGAGCGTGTTTGCGAAGAGGCTGAAAGCGTTGCAGCTGAATGGGCAGTGGCTAAGTATTACGGCTTACCATTTGAGCCAGCTGAGGCAAATAACCATTTCAAAAACAAAGCCGATGTGGGCAATGCGCTTGAAGTTAAATGGACTAAATATCCAGATGGTTCATTGATTATTTATGAATCAGATCGAAAGACTGATATAGCGGTGTTAGTCGTAGGCAAAAGTCCTAGCTATGTGATAAAGGGCTGGATACCGGTAACAATGGCACAAAGAGATCGTTATCGCCACGCAAGCCAACCGACATGGTGGGTTAGCCAAAACCATTTGCAACCTATTGAAACGCTAGGAGCAAGCATTTATGCAGCAGCAATTGATTAAAACAAAATGCCGTGTATGCAAAAAGGTGACAAAGCACGGGAATTTAGATGCAGCAAATGAAATGAAGCTTGGCGATGGCGTTGCTTTACTTCAATGCTTGGAATGTGGAGTGATGGGCATCGAACAAATTGAGGTCAAAAATGCCTGATTATGCTTGGAAATGTCAATTCTGCGACTTTCGCGAAACCATTTTCAAACCATTCGCAGCTGAATGGGTCATTCCAATTTGTCCTGAATGCAACACCGAAATGCGCCGTGATTATCGAATTGCTGGCGTTCATTTCAAAGGCGAGGGATGGGCTGGTAAAAATGGGTCATAATCAAGCGCACCAATTAGAGGCTAAGGATGAGCATTACACACCCAAATTCATATTCGAACAATTGGGGCTGACATTTGACATTGATGTCGCTGCACCAGTCGGGGGGGTGGATTGGATTCCTGCAATAACCTACTTTGACGAAGAAGCTAATGGACTGGCTCAAAATTGGTATGGTCGCATTTGGATGAACCCACCATATTCAAGTCCAACCGCTTGGGTTTCAAAATTCATTGCACATGGCAATGGGATTGCATTATTAGTGGTTTCACGATCCAAATGGTTTCGAGATTTGTGGGCTGCTTCAGATGCAATTGCATTAACACCTTACAATATGAAATTTGAAAGACCAGATGGACATCGCAAGCAAATAAGCTTTCAAACAATGCTCTTTGCTATCGGTGACACAAATGCCAAAGCTTTAAGCAATCTAGATTCGAGAGTGCGATGAATTCACAATCTGTGGATAACTTGGTCATGACTGGTCATAATAAGCGTAAGTTATCCACACCCTTGACAAAGGCATTACGCTCTGGGGCGTTGCGTAGAGAAGCGAAGCGAGGTATCTCGAAGCGGCGCACCCGAGCTATTGGGCGAGGTCTATGTCTAGGCATAGTCATCGCAACAATAACCCATTAAATGCTTATGGAATTACTAATACTGATCACTATAAGCTCTACTTACATTCAAAGCTAATAAGCGAAAAGCAATATAAATGTGCATATTATGTGGCACATATTGAAAGCAGATGGAATCCACTTGCGCACAATGCTGGTCATTATGGCTTATTTCAAATGAAGAATGAGAAAGTTAGATACTTAAATGCTTATCAACAAATTGATATGTGGTTGCGTTATGTAGCACATCGATACGACAATAAGCCATGCAAAGCAATGTCACATTTGAAGATTAGGAATTGGCAATGAGTAAAGGATGGAAAGGCGGAAGCACAAGCGAATGGCGCAAGCTTCGCGAGATTGTCTTTAAGCGTGATGGTGCAATATGTGTGCAAT